AGCTGCAGCTCTTCTTGCTGAAGCTTCTGCTTTTTTGCTATCCTTATCAATACCTTTAGATAAACCTTGGCTTACATATTGACCGATTTTTTCAGTTTCTTTTGAAGGAGAATGTGTATCAAAAACCTTCTTAAACGTATTAAGTACATTGCTTGCTGTTTGCTTTACTTTTTCTTGTAAAGCACCAATCATTGACGTGACACCTTTAATTAGACCTTCGATAAGGTTTTTTCCTATCTCCCTTAGATCAATTTCTTTCAAGAAACTTACAGACTTGTTCCAACCATTAACAATTGCAGTTTTCACTGCATTCATAGCAGTGGATATTGCGGATTTTAAAGTTCCAAATCCTTTAGTTACAATGTTTATAATGGTTGTAATTGGCTGACTTACAAAGGTTTTAAGGTAATTAAACCCTTTTACAAAGATATTTGTAACACCTGAAACGGATGTCGAGAATAGCTTTGTAATACCGGTCCACATGCCGCCAACTGATTTTAATAAACCTATACCAAGTGCTTTTACACCGCCTAGAATTTTACCAATGAACATTAAGTTAATTAAGTTCCAAATGAATTGCACTGATCCACTTAAAATCGTTTTAATTCCTTGCCATACGCCTTTCCAATCTCCTGTAAACAATGCGGAAAATGTTTTTATTAATCCTAAAATGATTTTTAAAGCGCCATCAATAACACCTTTAACTGCATCCCAAGTCGAAATAATTAATGCCTTTATAATGGGCCATAAGACTTTCATAATTACGCCGATTGTGTTCATGGCAACCTGGATCACTTTAGAAATAAAACTCCAAACATTTTGTGCGGCTTGTTTAATTTGCTCGCCATTTTGACTCCAAAAGGCTTTTATTTGAGTAAGTTTTTGAGTTATGAAAGCTAAAACTACACTCATAGCTGTTTGAATTACTTGAGTAATAACGGTCATAACTTGGCTTATAACGATTTTAATTTGATTCCATACATTTTGAACAATGTTTCTAAACTCTTCGTTTTTCTTATATAGGGTAACAAATACAGCAACTAAGCCAATAATAGCTGCTACTGCTATTCCGATAGGACCTGTAATTGCAGCAATAACTGTGCTAAATAAACCAGCACCCCCAGCTGCTCCTGCAATCGCTCCTGTTAGAGCGCCAAAGCCAGATATTGCTCCACCTATTACCATGAGTATGACCCCGAAGGCGGCGACTACCCCCAATAGTAAGGCAGTTATAGCTGACCCTTTGGCTATAACTTTCACCATCGTTGGAGAAAGTTTATTGAACCAATCCGCTAATTTTTGAACAGCTACCGCTATTCTTTGAAGGACAGGAGTAAGTGCTTCACCAATTCGAATCATAAAGGATTCAATAGATCCCATGATTTGATCTATGCTGCCTTTTAAGTTATCTTTCATCTGTTGAGCTGCTTTAGCCGAAGCGCCTCCACTATTCTCAAGAGATTTAGTCATCTTATCTATTTCCGTAGGACCTGCTGCCATTAAAGAAAGCATACCTGATACTGCTTCTTTTCCTACTAAACTAGCAAAAGTGGCTGCTTTTTGTGTATCTGTTTGCCCTTTCATTGACTTAGAAAGATTTTCGATTAATGGAGCCAGTCCAACAAAGTTTCCCTTCGCATCTTGAACTTTAAGACCCATTTTACCCATCAATTTAGAGTTTTCTTCGGATGGATCCAGTAATGAAAGTAATGCTGACCTAAGTGTTGTTCCTGCTTGTTCACCTTGCATTCCAGCGTTCGTCATTATCCCAATTGAAGCTGATAATTCTTCAAGACTAACTCCGAGTGCGACTGCTGGTGGTCCTGCATATTTTAAGGCGTACTGCATATCTGTTAAATCTGCAGCTGATATGTTTGCCGTCTTGGCTAAAATGTCGGCTACTTTTGTGGCTTTGGATGCTTCAAAACCGAATATATTTAATGTTGATGCCATGACTTCGGCTGTCTGAGCCATATCTGACCCGGATGCTTCTGCAGCAGAGATTACTCCTGGCATTGCGCCTACAATCTGATTTGCAGTAAATCCTAATGCAGCTAATGATTCTTGACCTTGTGCGATTTCTGTGGCTGATTTTGATGTGCTTGCTCCTAAATCAATTGCGGACTTTCGAAGTGCTTTTAATTCATCATCTGTAGCATCAGCTATTGCTCCTACTCGTGAAAGTTGAGCATCAAAGTCCATTGTCGTTTTAACTGCAACTCCTAAACCTACTGCAATACCTGCAGCTGCAATACCAAAAGAACCTGCAATATCTTGACCTGCAGATTGCATATTTCCGCCTATTTCGTTCATTGAATCGGCAACTCTTTTTACCCGATTACTTTGTTCTCTTAATTGGTTATTTGCTTGTGATACTTCGTTAGCAAACCTTTGTTCCTGGATTTGAGCGTTTAAAAGTACTGTACGAAGTCGTTCGACTTCTCTAGAATTCTCACCATAAACTTGCTTTGCTCTTTCTAATTGAGTCTGAGTTGCAGCTACTTTTTGACTAGCTACTTGGTGAGCTTTCTGTAAATAATCTATTTTGGCTCTAAGCTTGTCTGCTTCTGAACCATTTACTTTTAATTGCTCCTGTTGTAACTCAAATTCTTTACGAAGTTTGGAGCTTTCATTTTTCATTTCTTTTAATGCTTTATTAAACTGATCGTAGAAAACTTTGAAGGTGACTCTAGATTCTGAATTACTTGCCATAGTCTCACCTACCTTTCATTACTTTGGATTGTTTTTCCATGCATCCATCGCAATTTTTCCTTGTACAATCCTTTCCACCGTCCAAATTGGCTCATGCCAGAATGTTTCGCTTTCGATTCCGTATGTTAGTACGTAAAGAACATATAGGTCTTCTACGCACTCAATTTTAAGGACAGGTGGTTTTACGCCTTTTTTTCAGCGCTCGTACTTTTTCTAAGTGCTTCCGCAAATAGATTAGGATCATTTGAAAGTGTAGGTTCAATGATTTTCATATACGCTTCGATTGTTTCCATAGTTGTATAATGGAATTTTTCAAGAAACCCGTCGAAGTCTAAACCTAAGTTCTTATTTGCCCCTATACAACCGATATAAATAGTTTTCTGCATAGCTAATTCATCTAAATGCTCAAATGCCTCTACATTAACTTCTCCGTCTACAGTTGCATCTTCTAATTTGTGAAGCTTTAAAATATCGGCTAGTAAGGAACTGTTGATTAAGCCTAAGTCCTTCGCTTTTTTCATTGCATGGTTTGTAATAACACAAGGAATCTTTTTCGCATCCTTAAATACCTGGATAAATTCACCTTGCTCGTTTTGCACAATATCCATATCTTTAATTTCAATAAGTTCAATTTTTGGCACGATCGTTCTCTCCTCGATAAAGTAAATTTTCAATAAAAAAAAAGCCCCTAAAATAGGTGCTTTTCATAAAATTAAGGTGTAGGGATTGTAACTAATGCAGATTTAAACTCTTTATGCCATTGTTCAGCAACTGTTTGATCACTTAATTCCGCGACTAATGTTTCATAATAGAAGTTCTTTAAATTATCAGGTAACACAGTAAATTCTAATTCCATCATGGCAACTTCATCCGAACCGTTTTCAATTGTAATTTTAAATCCTGATGTATTGTTACAATTTGAAAATGCGATCAGTTTAACAAGATCTTCAAATTCATCTACTACATCTGCAGTAAATACAAATCTATGTCCTTTGGATAATGTTCCGTAAGCGTAAATACCAGGTTTTAAATTATCATTTGATAATCCGAAATAATCACGTAATACCTTAACTGGAATATGTCCACTGACTTTTAAATTCATTTTATTTGGCTTTACAACCTTTTTAACTTCTAGATTGCCGACTTTCTTAGTTAACTCAGATAACTCTGTTTCTCCCTCGATCTGACCAACTAAACCAAATTTTGTACCTTGTTCTTGGGTCCCATTCTTAATGAATTGAATACTTGCATTACTGATGGAGACCGCGTCAAACTCTTCAATAATTGTTGTAGGCATTACATTTCCTCCTCTAATACTTTATCTATGTTTTGATGTAGTTTATTTAATATTTTGGGTACTGCATTTTCTAAGCCTTTTTCCATAAATCGTTGTTCTAAAGGATTATGCGGTCCTCTTCCTTCATTCGGAAACACTAAGTAACCGAAACTTCCAGAACGATTAGCAGCTCCACCTTTTGTCTTTATTGTAAATCCTAAATTGTGTTTTTCGCTTTTTGACCAGTTGCTCATCTTGGCGTGGTTTTTATGTCTAAATCTTCCCCTTTGCCTAGAGACTGGCATTTCATCTGTAATTTCGTTTCTTGCAATTTTAATTCCATCGAAATGAAGTGTTTTATTAATAACTTCTTCCATTTTTTCAGGTAACTGAATCATTTTTTGTTCAAGTTCTGATATTTGCGTGTAATTGAGATTAAACTGTACGGTCAAAAGGTATCACCCTCTTAAACGTAAGTATGATGCGATCTAAATATTGGTCAGTATCATTTTTCTGTAACCTTTGCTTTTCTGACGTTATAAAAGATAGCGCATTAATTTTATTTATAACGGTTATAATATCGAGTGTTTGTTCATCAACATCATCTTTATTTTGAGAGTAATAGTAAACGGTTATCAATTGAGATATTTTTGATACATTTTCATCTAGGGTAAAACTTCCAGTTTCATATACAAAGCAGTTATACCCTTCTTTTTGTAATGACTCCTCTTCATCTTCTGCGACTTCATCTTCAAAGACCGGCAGTTGAAAAGTTGAAGTTAGCGATTCTACTAATGATAAGATTTGCTTATTCATTAACTTCTTTGCTTTTTCATTCATTACTTTCACCTACTGCTTGTAAATAGAAATATAGATTCGTTCTATTCGAATCGTGATCTACTTTAATGACATCGTATTCAGTTCCATCAATAGCTACTTTTAATTTGTTTTTATTCATTCTTTGAAAAGAAGGTGGGAAAGGAGTTTTAACCTTTAAGTCTAAACTAGCTCCAAGAATCCCTGCCATTTGATAATCACTTTCTCGGCAAGATAGCACTTTAAAAGCCAACTTTCCTTCTACTTGAAAGCCATTCCCTATTCTTTTTCCTTTTAATGAACGTTGCGTTTCGTTTTGACCATACTGTAAAAAACCATCATTATACGTTTCACGATGTGCTTTCATTTA